TACCCGCATGGAAGAAGAAAAGGTTGTCCAAATTTCTTGTGACGAATCGCCATAACAGGAGCTGACTAATGGCAAATAATAACACCACCAAAATCACATCCATCACGGCTGACCCGTCGGTGAATGTGAATGCTGCTGAAGCCCACGGGCGGATGCGGGTCTGGTACGACAGCTTTGAAGCCAGTGCTACTGCTTCTGCTGATACGATTACCTTTGCAAGAATGCCGAAGGGCGCCACCATCTGGGAAGTCAAGGTGATGGCAGACGCACTAGGCGCAAGCGTGACCATCAAGGTCGGTGATGCTTCTGACGATGATCGTTTCATTACGGCCACCACGATGAACACCGCCAACCTAGTGACCAATACCAACGCCATTGACGGCGTCGGTTACAACTACACGGCCCAGACCGATCTGATTGCTACCGTTGGTGGCGCAGCCGCGACTGGGACGATTAAGTTCATGGTCTTCTACACGTTAGGAGACTAATGACCAGCGTCGTTCAGATTTGTAATATCGCCCTGTCCAACCTAGGCGAGGCGAAAATCGCAGCGCTGACCGACGAAAACGAGCGGGCGCGGCAGTGCAACCTTCGCTATGAAGACTGCCGAGATGCCGTGCTTCGCTCTCACCCCTGGAATGCGGCGGTCACCCGTGCGGCTCTGGCTGCCAGTGTCACCGCTCCAGCCTGGGGGTATGCCAAGAAGTTTGCCCTCCCCGCTGACTGTCTCCGAGTCTTGGACATTGAAGACTTTTACCAGGACTACAAAGTGGAAGGCCGCTTTGTGTTTACCGATGCAACAGCGGTCAACCTTCTTTACATTGCCAAAGTCACCGACCCCACCCAGTTTGACAGCTTACTACTGCACGCCATTGCCATGAAGCTAGGCAGTGAGATCGCAGAAGCGCTCACAGGCCGTGCGGAGCTGCGTGACCGAATGCTTTCAAAGTATTTACAGATTCTAGCGGAGGCCCGTGGCGTAGACAGCCAGGAGCGCTCCCAGGCAGGCGAGTTCATTGCGGATGGCTTTATTAACGCCAGGTTGGTAGGCAGCACCTACCGCCGAGCAGTACCGGCTCCATAATGCGGATTCAGGCCCTTCAATCCAGCTTTGCCGACGGGCAGATTTCGCCTAGGATGCAAGGTATGGTTGAACTGGAGTCCTACAAGTCCAGCCTCGCCAAGCTAGAAAACATGATCGTGCTGCCGCAGGGCAGCCTAACCCGCCGACCTGGAACCTTCTTTGCGGCCCGTACAAAAAACAATGGGGCGGCAAGACTGATCCCCTTTAGCCGTGGTCAAGGCACCAGCCTGATCCTAGAGTTTGGCAACCTCTACATTCGGTTCTTTGCCAATGACGGCCCTGTCCGCACCGATGACATTGCAGGCACCTACAGCCAAAGCACAACTACTGTCACGGTAACGAAGTCTACACACGGCTACAGCGTTTCTGATGAGGTATACCTCAATTTTACCAGCGGAAATGGCATTGATGGGTTCTACACCATTGCCACCGTCCCTGATGCCAACACTTTCACCGTCACCAGCACTACCAGCCAAAGCACCAGCGGCAACGTAAACATCAGTCAGCGCTTTGAAATCACCACGAGCTACACGGCTGCCCAGGTTGATGAGCTGAGTTTCACACAGTCTGCTGACGTTCTGTTCCTAGCGCACCCTAGCCACCCGCCAGCCCGCCTAGAGCGTTTCGACACCAACCTCTGGACCTTAACGAATCTACTGCCGTCTGTAGTGAGCGGAACCTACACCACTCCTACCGTAGTCTTTACAGATGGGCCGTTCCTGGCGACCAACACCACGACCACCACGATGACGGTAGCGCTGGCCGATACCGCCAACTGGACAGCCAGCTTTACGAATGGAGCTTTGAGTCTGGAAGAGGTCGGCACGGTTAGCCCAAGCAATGTCGATGTCACCACCAACACCTTTACGCTAGCGAATCACCCACTGGTGAACGGCATGAAGGTGCAGTTCACAGGCGGCTCTGGCATCACTAAAGCGCCCGTCACCGGCACCTACAGCCAAAGTAGCACTACCGTAACCGTGACCGAAACAGGCCACAGTCGCAGTACCTCCGATGAGGTCTACCTGGATTTCACTTCAGGCGCAGGAGTCGATGGCTTTCACACAATCACGGGAACTGCTGGCGATGACTTCACTGTGACTAGCGGCACCAGCCAGACAATCACAGGCCCTGAAGATGTGACGGTTTCCACAAGATTGGCAACGGGCACCGATTACTTTGTCGTTAGCGCCACACAGAACACCTTTAAGATTGCTACGACAGCAGGCGGGACCCCAATTGATCTGGCGAGAGCCCCGGATACGGAAGACCTGACTTTCAGCAAATCTTTTGTAGACAAGGATGTCTATGTGCGGGTTACGGCCAGTTCGATCAGTGGGATCAACGATGGCGAAGGCTTCAAAAGCACAGACCGAGGGCGCTACCTACGGCTGAACAGTGAGATCGCCCCGCAGATCAAATGGGGGTACGGCGAAATCATCGAGCGTCTAAGCGGATCAGAAACCACGGTTGTGCTGGTCAAACTCAAGAAAGCCATCGCAGGCGTAGGCGCTACTACAGAGTGGCAGCTAGGCAGTTTCAGCGAGACAACAGGCTACCCGCGTACCGTACAGATTTATCAGCAGCGCCTGGTCTATGCGGGCACCAGCGAAGAGCCGCAGACTCTGTTCTTTAGCCGCACTGGTGACTTCTTCAACTTTGCCGCTACCGAACCCCTTGGACGCTCTACCGGCCAGTTTGACAGCGCAGGGCGCAGCATTATTGGTGAGCAAATCTATGAAGACAATGCGCTCAGTCTCACCATCAGCTCAGACACCGTGGATCAGATCGAATGGCTGAACGAAGACCGCCGTCTAACGATTGGCACCAGCGGTGGCGTATTCCAGTGCTACGGGACCGATGATGATTTAACGCTGACCCCTTTCAATTTTACAATTGCCAAGGTGAGCGCCTGGGCGGCAGATTCCACAGGCTTGCCCGCCAAGATTGGCAATAACCTACTATACATTCAACAGAACGGGCGGAAGGTTCGTGAACTGGCCTTCGACAAATTGCAGGACCAGTACAGCGCGGCAGACCTGACGCTTAGAAGCGAAGACATATCAGAAACCGGCATCATCGCCACCGCCTACCAGGATCAGCCCTACAGCGTGCTGTGGTGCTTGCGGAACGATGGCAGGCTAGCGGGTCTGACCTATGTGGATCTGTTACAGATGCGGGCCTGGCACCGCCACACCATTGGCGGCAGCCACAGTGATGCGACCTATGGATCACAGGCAAAGGTGGAAAGCATTGCAGTCATTCCAAGAGGTTCACACGACCAGCTCTGGATGATTGTAAAGCGTGACATCGACGGGGGCGTGAAGCGCTATATCGAATTCATGGAGCGCTATTTTGTCGCCAGCGAGGTCGTACCAAGTGACGCCCACTTTGTAGACAGTGGCCTGGAAGAGCCACCCAGCCGTACCAGCGCATCCACCAGCGTATTGGGGTTGGATCACCTGGAAGGCGAAAGTGTGGCGATCCTAGCCGATGCTGCAGTCCAGCCCAACCGCACGGTCAGTTCTGGAGCGATTACCCTACAGACCGCTGCGACTAATTTCCGCATAGGCTTTGGCTACAACAGCGACATCGAAACCCTGCCAATGGTAGCCGCGACCTCACAGGGCACCAGTGTAGGAAACCGCAAGCGCATCCACCGTTTTACCGTGCGTCTGCTGGAGTCACTGAGCTTTAAGTTTGGCACCAACGCCAATGATCTGGACGCCGCCACGATTGCCTATTTGGAGAGCCTTGGGCTGAACTTTGGCGTCAACATATCAGACCTGACCGAAGCGGTCTTTAGAACGGCCAGCGACAATATCGGCAGCGCCTTGGCTTTTTTTACCGGCGAAAAGACGTACCAGGTTGGCGATCAGTTCAACACGATTACCCAGTTATTCTTGAGACAGGACCAACCGTACCCGTTTTCTGTCACTTTACTAGCAATTGATTACCAGACCAACGAATGAGTGCATTAGCAGTTATTGGCGGATTATACGCAGCAAGCACTTTAATGAATATGTACGCGGGGGCGCAACAGAACGCTTCCCAGGTGCGAGCCATGAAAGCGCAGGCTGGGGCGTACCGGGTGAGTGCTGCAGAAAATCTAGCCTTCGCTAGAGAGCAGGCCAGCCTCTACATGCGCACCGGCGCTGAAAACGCCAGAGCGATTGAGTTCCGTGGTGCCGAAATGTTGATGCAGGAAGAGATCGCCGGCCAGCGACGCATCAGCGGTATCCGCGCACGGGCTGGTAGCTCTGGCGCTTCCGTGAATGTCGGCACCCCGGCCAACGTACAGATCGCTCAAGCCTTTGCGAATGACTACAACCAAAGAATGATCGACTACAACACGCGTTACGAAGCCGCCCGTACCCGCCTGGAAGCCAAGCAGAGAGCGACAATGGAGTTGAGGCGCGGACAGTTGGCCTACAACAATCTGATGCGTCAGGCGCAGCTTTCGGATCAAGGCGCAGGCGAACTGGCAGGCTCCAGAGACATGATGCTGTTCAGCACCCTACTCGGTGGGGCTGCCGACTTTGGTGGCACTTACTACCGTTTCAGTCAGCTTGACCCACAACCGACTACCACGGCCCCTTAATGGCTAGGCTCCCTTTTCAGCAGGCTACGGTCCTGCCTCAACAGAATCGCCTACAAGCCCCCAGTGTGCCGAATGCCCCTGGGCCGATGCCCACAGAGGTACCCGGAGCAAATGCCCGCTACCAGGCGCTGCAGAGCCTCGGCGAGAGCATTGCCAAGATAGGCCGCACTGCTGCAGACATCTACTTGACACAGGCCGAGAAGGAGCAGGACGAGCAGGCGAAGATTGCAATCGTTCAGGCAGGGCAGTTTTACGATGACCAGTTTAATGGCTTTCTAACGGATTTAGAAAAAGATCCAACCGATAGCGCGGGCGCAATGGCCCGTTACGAAAGTTTCATTACTGGCCTGCGCAACACCTTTCAAGAACAATACAAGGACAAACCGAAGCGGGTTCGTAACGCAGCCCAGCAGATCCTTGATGACAAGAATGTGCAGGTCAAGCATCTCATACAGATGCAGGCGGTACGACGCCAACAGAA